GCCAAACTAAATCAGAGTTTCTTTTTCTTTTTAAATCTTTTACTTCTTCTTTTTTTAATTTTCTATCACCATAGCCACCAGTTCTAGCCATTACTTCTTCTTGTGAATTTGCATATGCTATTACATCATCACAAAATTTTGGTGTAAGTGCACCTTTAAAATACCAATAATGATTAGATAAATTCATAAGTTATAGTTTGTACAAAATTTAAACTATCTTTTTGATTATTAATTATGTGGTACATATTCGTAGATGGAAACATTATAAATTGATTGTTTTTAAGTTCTATATCCCAACTTCTTCCTGCTCTTCTATTATCATCATAATATATTTTAATCATACAATTTTTTACTCTAACACCATAAAGCATTACAAAATCAGGTGAGTTTCGAAGATCTACAGGATCTATTTGTTGTTGAATAATTGAAGTTTCTGTAGGTTTATAAATACTGCCCCAAGTATTTTTGTTAATTAAATTGATATTATATTCAAGACCAATGTGATCTCTCATATAAGTATTTAACATATCCCAAGTTCGTGAGAATGGAAATTCTTTGTTTTGAATTTGTGATTGTAAAATGTCGCCTGATAATTTATCTCGGTCAATGTCCCAATCTTTAGGCATTGCCACATCACCATAATATAAAGCTTGTTCTGTTAATACTTTCTTCTGCATACCACCACCATTTTTAATTTATGCTTTATGATCTGTCAAGTCCCAAGTTGTATTAGCTTCATTCCAGACGTAAGACCAAGAATGAGTCTCTGCTGTATTTTGTGATTCTTGTTCTGCAGTTAATGCTGGAGCATCACCGATTGGTGATTTCCAAGAAGCTGATTCGTTATGTTTTACCCAAGAAGCGTGAGGTTTTTTAGGCCAAAAAATTTGATCATCTTCGTCCCAAGTATACCCTATACCTGCGTAATTACCTCTTAAAGGTGTTCCGCCACCTGAATGTGTATTACCTGCTGTATTGTATGAAGTTTGAATCCACATTTGTGCAGGCCAATTATTATGATGTTCTAAATATTGTTGACCTACTTTTTCATCTTCAACGCCATCAGCGTTTAACATATCTTTATTATCTAAAGTTAATACTTGAATAACTTTTCCGTTAGCTCCTAATTTTGCAAAATGTGCCATAATGTTTCTCCTTATATATTAATTTTAATTATCATTCAACTACTGAAATCTGTATCTAATTATTACTATTCCAGAACCACCTGCTCCACCACTACAACTACCTGAAGCTCCTGTACCACCTGCTCCACCTCCACCACCACCAGTATTGGCAGTTCCTGCTTCTCCATCAGTTACATCTCTAGGGCTTGGATTACTCGGAGGTCCACCACCTCGTCCACCGCCACCTGATCCTCCAGCTCCTGGAACAATTGTTCCTCCTCCACATCCTGGATAACCAGCTCCACCGCCACCGCCACCAGCAAAAGCCGTCGGAGTTCCATTAATACTTGTTGTTGCTCCTGCTCCACCTACTCCACCAGCATTATTTCTAGGAGATGGACTTGCTGTACCACTTGCTCCATTAGCAGTTGCGCCACCTCCGCCTCCTGCTGCAGTATCTGCAGTAGATGTACCACTTCCACCATCTTTTCCTTGAATCGGACTTACTATAGGAACATTACCTGTTCCACCACCAGAAGTTGGACCTGGTCCAGCTCCACCTCCACCACCACTACCACCTGGTTGGCCAACATTTGGTGTACAACCGCCTCTCGCACCAGCTCCACCACCAGAAGCAGTTATTGTTGAAAAAATTGATTGACTTCCAGGATTTCCAAAATGAGGACTGGATACAGCAGACGCTGGCATTGTAGCACCTCCTGCTCCTATTGTTATTGGATATGATTGAGCTGAAACTGTTAAACCTGTTGGAGCAACTATTGGACTTGCAGTGTAAGGAACGATTGGAGCAGTTGTCCCCTCTCTAAATCCTCCTGCACCTCCACCACCAGTGCCATAATCATTTCCAGGGTTATTTTTTCCCCCTGCACCGCCACCACCACCTACTACCATATATGCAACAGCATTATTTGCTGCAGAGAAAGCGGCTCTTGTAACTTCAAAAGTTCCTGGTCCTGTAAATGTATGAACTTTGAAATTACCATCTTCTGTTATCGTACCACCTGTTGCAATTATGTATGGGTTAGTGCTTGCAACTGATTGTAAACCATCATCAGTTACTAACCACCCTTGTGTTGAATCTATAAAAACTAATGTAACAGATAAACCTTCTGTTTCTAAAGTTGCATTAATTGCTGAACCACCAATTTTATCTGAACCATTCTGAACTAATGTTACTGCATTTGAATCAAAAGTATTTGCATAATCTTTTATTGCAACTACTGCTCCTGCAGTTCCTGCTGGAAGAGTTACATTAACAGCTCCTGAAGTTGTATTTACAAAATATCCTTCGCCAGCAACTGCTGTAAAATCTCCTGTCTTAACTGTTGTATTCCAAGACGCAGCACCTGTTGCACCAAAACCTGATGCAGTACCAGAGTTTGTTATTGATACACCT